GAGCTTATTCTTTCCACTGTTCCCGGCAACGTCATATACATTGATGGCGGGTTTCGTGGTACAGAGTGGACCTACATCGTAGCTACTCGTGAAGGTAAGTGGTACAAGATCACTACTGGTGGCATATCTGACATTACCCCCGGTGGCGGTACTTTGTCTGGGTATTCTGACAACATCAACATTACCACCTCATGTGTTGGTAGTGTGTTCTTCATCAACGACACCTTGCGTCCTCCAATGTATTTCTTGGCTAATGCCACAGAGATTTACATCTTTGATGCAGCTCCTAACTTCTATGTTTGGAACTACGATGTTGGCGTAACGTCAACAACAGCCGCTTTTGTTCGCAACTTCTGTTCGCCAAACGTTGGCAACATTTTGATTGCTGGCAACCTAACAAAAGTGTCAGGCGGCATCACCACCAATTACCCAACAACCATTCGTTGGTCACAAGCCTTTGCCAATACTGGTGTTCCTGCCACATGGGAACCAACCCTAAACAACGTGGCTAACGAGCAAGAGATTCCTCTTCGTGGCCCTATCGTTGACGGCTTCTTCTTAGGCGCTAACTTCTACATCTGTTCCTATTGGGACACTGTAGTTATGTCGCCTATTGCTTACCAAAACAGCACAGCACCTGTCTTTGGTGTTCGCCTGTTTAACCAAGGTCGCGGCCTGATCAACAACAACTGCTGGACAAACACAGACTCTAGCGTCTACGGTGTTGACAGCCGAGACATCTGGGTGTTCAACGGTTCTGACTTTTCGCCTTTGGGCAACCAAAAGGTCCGTGACTATTTCTTCCGCAATCTGAGTACAGCCTACTCTGATCGCATCTTTGTGGTCAACAACACAGCCAAGAACCAAGTGGAAATATATTTCCCCAACCTGACTTCTACAGGCTGGTGCAATGAGATGATTTCTTGGCGCTATGACTTAAACGTCTGGAACGCTCCAAAAGACATTACAAACGCTTGCATGGGTTGTGAGGCTCCTGTCTACACATCTAGCGCATTCAAGTATGCCTCTAGAACTGTCGTATACGCCCAAGGAGGCACTGCGAGTAGCAAGTTGATACAAACAGGCAGGGGCAACTCTTTTATCAACTCAGCGCCTATTCCTACTTTGTTTGAGCGCAACAACATTGTTCTGCAAACTGCTGAAGGTCCAGTGCCGTATTCCTCTAAGGTCTACGCTCACCGTTTGTTGCCTGAGATTGCAGGTACAGGCACTATCAACATTACTGTTGGTGGCGCTAACTCGACTGCTCAACCTGCAACTTACGGTCAAGCTTCTACAGTCTCGGTTATCACCGACAATCCTTGGGTAACAACACAGCAAAACACTGTGCGTACCTTGTCCGTCAAAGTAGAGTCAAACGATGCCACTGATGCATGGAATCTGACAGCTTTGAACTGGCAAGCAACAGTAACTGAGGATGCGTTCTAATGCCATTCTTTCTTGACGGCAATCCAACTCAGGGAGAAATCTCTGAGGCAATTAACTACCTGCTGGGCAACAGCCAACTAACCACATCAACAAACGTTGTCAATGGTCAAGTAACTGATGCCATAGGTGATATTGTTAGCTACTTGTACAAGTATTTGTACGTGAAGTATGCAGACAGCTTTGATGGCACGGTCAATTTCAGCAACACTCCAACCAATCGTCAATATTACGGATTGCGTAATAACGATAGCGGAACTGAATCTACAAACCCTGCTGACTATATTTGGTATCAAGTATCTGGTGGATTCAGCACAAACAAATTTGTGTTTTATTCAGTCACTGGTGGACGAAGAATTAATATAGTAGTTGGCTTATCTGCCCCTTCTATTTTGTATCAGGCAGACAGCGGTGCTGCTATTGACCTAGACCGAATCTCAGGTTCTGATGGCTCATCATCGAGAATTTGCTATGCCAAGAGTACAAGCTTTGCATTGGCAAGCACTCCAACAACATATCAAACCTCTGGTCCTAGCGGTTTTCCTCCATATAACACTTGGGGTGGAGCTGAAACATGGCAAGCCACGCCTCCAACGTTGGGAGTTAATGAGGCTCTGTTTCAGTCAGACGGCATTTACAACCCTGTAACTGACCTGACAACATGGAATGTTCCATACCTGTCAAACCTTAGAGTTGGTGCGCTGTCTGCAATTAGCGCAAACCTTGGGACTATTACTGCTGGTGATATTAGTGTCGGCTCATCTCCTACGATTAGCGGCACAACTATGACAGGCACTGGTGTGCATTTATATAGTAATGGCAACTTCATTACTGGCAATGCAACAACCAACATGGTTTTCAATGGTTCTCAGTTATATTTGAATGGTTTCCAGCAGCTTTCATCATCTACTATGACAGGTGGATTGATTGGTAACGGGCTGGCTACTATGCAGTTGATTAACTTTACTGTTACTGCTGCTGCTGCCAATAAGCCATTGTTGGTTTTGGTGAACGGCTCTTTCTTTGCTGGTAACCCACTTTCAGGTGGTGTTTACCTGTATCAAGGAACTACTTGGTTTATTTGCCAAGGTACGTTTTACATTCAAAACAGTGCTGGAACTATTGTTAGCGACCATTCTTGGTATATCCCATCTTCTGCTATTCGCCTTACTTCTGGTGAAAGAACAGGCGCATTTCCATTATTGCTTGCAAACATGGTTTCCTTGCCAGCAGACACTTACAACTTGAAATTACAAGTCAGCTCTACATGCTATGACAATAATGCTGGAGTTTCTTTAGGTAATGCGGATAGTTACTATCAAACAGTGAGGTCTATTATTTATGTCTCAACTATCTAATATTAACTACTCTCTCTACAGAGAATCTGATGGTGAGATTGTTGAATCTGGTTCGACTAACAATGTAGTGACCCCGCAAGAAGGCTTCGTTGTTTTAGAAAATGTAATTGCAAACCCAGCAGATTACTATGTTTCTAACGGGCAGCTAACAGAATACAGTGCTGAACAAAAAGATGCAAAGGCAGATGTAAAGCGTAATTGCTATTGGAGCAATGTTTCCTTTTCATGGGTATCTAAATTTACCGAACAAGAGGAATACAACATCCAGTGCAACTCTGTTAAAGCTGTCCGTGATACTCTATTGTCTGAATCTGATTGGGTTGTTATCAAAGCAACTGATACAGGAACAGCAATTCCAGCTAATTGGCAAGAGTACCGCCAAAGCCTAAGAGATGTAACTAAACAACAAGGCTACCCATCTGCTGTGGTGTGGCCTACTAAACCAACGGAGTAATTTATGGGTGGACCAGTATCACAAGTTCAAGCACCACAAACAGGTGGTCAATCAAGTGGCAAAGGTGGCCCTGCGTCTTCTGCTGTAACTCAAGTGCGAGAGCAGCAACAGCAATACCAAGCCCCCCAGCCTATGGGTAAGGGTGGTTATACAAACTCAGCTACTTCTGGACAGCCTCGTATGGGTCAACAAAACCAATACTCAAATACTGTCGGACAGTGGGATAATAGTCAAATACAACCTGTCCAACGCCAAGGTGGCAAGGGCAAAGGAGCTTAATTATGGGCGGCGGAAAATCATCTGGTAGTCAACAAGCAGTTGTTACCCAAGAACAAAAAGACCTTCTTAAAGCTCAAACGGGCTTTTTGACAGATACGGCATTTCCTGCCTATCAAAAGACTCTTGGCATGGCTCAAGATGTCTATGGTCAAGTAAACCCAACAGCAACAAATGTGGCCAACACAGCAATGAACGTTGCTGGCCAAACAGGTGCTACACAACAAGCTGCTGGTACTGCTGGTACTGCATTGGGTATGTCTGGATTGGCTTCTTTGTTTGGACCTCAATACAAAGAGCAACAAGTCCAAGCTGCTTTACAAGCTGGTCGCGAGTCTGCTCGTGAGTCTCAGGCTGGTCAAAACGCCATGTATGGTGGTGCTGGCGGCTTGGGCAGTTCTCGTATGGCTTTGGCTGACCGCAACTTGGCTGGTTTGAATGAACAACGTCAGGCTACTGCTGCTGCTGCTGCTGCTTCTGGTGTTGAAGCTAACCGTGCTGCTGCTGCTAATCAATTGGCAACTCTTGGTGGTCAACAACTTGCTGGAGCTAACCAAGCTGCGGCTGCGCGTATTGGTTACGCGCAAACACCTCAAGATGTTCTTGGTAAGTATGCTTCCATTATTTATGGGACACCTCAACAATCTACGACACCAAGCTTCCAAGGTACACAAGGTCAAACAACTTCTGGCAAGGGTATGGGCTTTAACTTTAACAAGGGATAAAAATGGCATCATCTTTTGATTTTGGTTATGCAAACCCAAACAACTTTTCAGATTGGGCTACATACGCCGGGTTTGATCGCAAGTCTGGCACTATGGCTCCTGCTTCTGCCGATGTTGGTGTTCCTCCTCCAGAAACGTTTGGTGAGTTGTATGAGCAAAAGATCGCCAAACCATTTGGCAATGCTGTTCAAAACGTCCAGACTTTTGGAACAAACATGTCCAATGCTGCAACGCAATTAGGACAAGGTAATGGGATGGGTGCTGTTAATGCCGCACGAGGAATAAATCCTGCTCAACCAGCACAGCCAGCTCAACCAATGCAGCCTGTGCAACAACCTGTTGGCTGGAATTTACCAAGCCACATCGAATAACGGAGTAGAAAATGGCAGATATGGACCAAGGAGTTGTACCTCCATCACAAGCCCCAGCTATTGTGACGGGCGTTGTCCCACCTGCTGCTGGACAGCAAAGCGGTGTTGCAAACGTAACTCTTGATTACGACCCAAACTTCAAACA